TAAGTTTTCTAGTTTAAACTCAGCAGTTTCAAGAATGTCTGTATTCCAGAGTGCGCCTTCAGACTCTTCTAGAATTTCAGCATAAAGTTCTTGTCTACCAAGCCTAGTACCTTCATATTGGTTTTTAACAGCTTCTAAGTATGTATTAGCCAAGTTAGCAGCATTATCAAAAGTAGAACCTGATGTAACAAAGGTTTTGTTGTCTTTTAAGATACGTCTAACTAATTTAGTAGGCTTTGGGGTAGTTGTAACTACAATACGAGGATGTTTACCTAGACGCATACAAAACTGTAACATATCCCAAGTATCAATGTCTTTATTCCAAGCTGCAAGTTCGTCACACCAAGCAATCTCAAACTGAGGTCCACGAAGACGTTCTGGCTCTTCTGCGCTAAAGAACATCACAGTGGCACCATTAGCCCATGTCAGTGATCTTTTGGTTGGTGACCACTCAGGGAAGCCCATATGCTTTCCAGCGTAGGTTTTGTCACCTTCATAGCAGACACTAAGGAAACCAGACTCACCTTTAATCATAACACGTTCAATGTCAGAGTTAGTGGAGGCTACAGCAGCAATGCGCTTCTTACCTTTTTTAACTTGTTCTCTGACCCACTCAACACCAGTTCTAGTTTTACCAAAACCACGGCCAGCATTAATGAACCAAGTGTTCCAATCACCGTCAGGCTCTAATTGTTCGTCTCTAGCCCAAAAGTTCCAGTCATGTCTAAGTTCTTTAACTTTTACTGGTCCTAATTCTGATAGGGCTTCTTTAAGCTTTTGAGCATCTAAGTTTCTGAGTGTTTCAGCAGTAATAGGTCTTTTAGGATTTTTAGGTAATTCTTTGTTAACTACAACAACAGGGACTGTGGCTTCTTTAACAACTCTAGTCGATCTAGACGTCTTTTTGACTGTTGTCTTAGTTTTAGAGTTTTTAGATTTTGTAACTTTATCAGTTGAAGTTTTAGGGCTTGTCAAAGTTTTAGGGTTTGTCATAATTTTACCATTTATAACTACAACAAACCAAGATTAGGTTATTCTTCTAATTTACCAAGAAGGCCCATCAGAGTATTGATTGCAGTGTCATCTAAGTCTTCATCTACAGCTTCAGTAGTTTCAACTGTTTGTGTAGGCGACCATCCGGCCTTCGATCTTAGGAATAATTCTTGGCTCTTAAAATCTCCATCAAGAGCTTGCTCAATAACTTTTCGTCCTACAGAGCCATTAAGTTCAGCTTTACATTGAGCGATGAAAGGACCATAAATTTTGTATAATGTAGAAGTAGCACCGGGAGCAAATTGTAAGTGCTGCATTGACAACAGCATATCCTTAAGACCTACACCACCATTGATGCACTTCCTGATATGGTTTTCAATATCTTTACTGTAAGGAAGTTTCTCTCTTTGCATGTCGTAAGCCTTAATATTAATAAGTTATCTAAGTTAACTACAAAACAGAATTAAATGTCTGTTAAGTGTAACTACAAAATTTAGAGATAATAGAACGTCATCGGTAATACTTAGATTTATGAATGTAGTATGATTACTACCTATCTAGTTTAGTTGACGCTCTACTATCTAACTTAAGACGTCTTCTTTAGACTCTCTTAAGAATACAATAATCTATAAAGTATAAATATACTAAAAAGATTAATAAATTACTAGGTATAAATAATAAGTTTATTAAATTACTTTTAGACTATACTATTTTATAAATGATTTCTTTAGTATGTCTTCTTAAGTATCTAATATATAGTATACCACCAAAAGGATGTTTGTCAACCAACTAAATTTAAGTATTTTATAAGACATTGATAAATATAGATTCTTTTTTATACTTTTTTACTATTTTTATAGAAATTTTAAGTCGAAATCTTATGAAATGTGACCTTTTGGATACCTTTTGTTTATCTTTTGTAGTTCTCTTTTGTGATAACCTGTTGCAGTTTTGTAGCTAGTGTTGTAAACTTGTAACAACTAACAACTTTTATATTTTGTTTGTAGTGTATCATTTGTGACACATCAAAACTAATTTTTGTTTTCGGATATATATGGTGTAGCCAGCACCCTCCGAATCACCCATCCATAATATAGGGGGTCCCATCATTAGTATATACCCCAATGGGAGATACGTCTGTAATACATCCGAAGGGATATGCCCTATTGTCGTTTGTCAACCTACTACATACAAAAAATAAATAAAATAAATATTGGCAGGGTTAGTTGACTTTTGGATATACGATCATAACCATTGGTATGTAGTTGATAACTATAGATATTAATATTGCCAAAAGTATATCTTGACAGAGCGAATCGGGGTGGCAACACTCTGCTAGTAATTCGAACATGCCATTGACCTATACTTATGGAGGTATTATGTTACCCCATTTGATACCTAACCCATTGGGATGTATACGATAGTTAACTACACCATCAATATACATCCCAAAGTATAGGTTAGTGTTTCTTATAGGACACATTACATACTTTAGTATCCCAACATGCCCGACAGTCTAGGCATTGGTTGCCTTGCGTATAGGCCATGCACTCTTGTCCATATACTTTTGATCCTTTAGTATGTACCGTTGAAGTATTGGCATACTTATGGATAGGTGCATCATTCACCATAACACTAGACACACGAATGACTAGGTTAACTGGCACAAGCTCATATTCTATAGCCTTAAGTATGCCAGTCTCACGTGTGGGCAGCCAAAAGGATATGTGAGGCATACGATAGGCTACTTCAAGTATAGCCATAAGTTGATCTTGACTATCCAAGTCTCCACTATCGAACCACCTATGGTATGGCTCATCTGTCTTTTGGTATGCCTTTTCTATCTGATAGACCATAGAGTCTACCCATTCGGATATGCCAACTATACCTTTGGATGCACATTCCCGCCATTTGGTAAGATTATTCTCATGACCTATCCTTACGGATGGGCGCATCTTAGCCAATCGTCTAGCATAACAACCAAAGCATGTTGATCCTTTTACTTTGGCAAGCTTTGCACCGATATGACAGGCGAAAGAGTCTTGGGCATACGTTGATCCGGGCATTTTACTATTCTTGATAGACACTTGGCCAAAAGTATGGGCCAGTTTTAGGGTATACTTTTGATAACCTTTTGTTGTCGTTTGTATGGTCATATCATGACTCCTGTATGTAAATTGCAATTATGGCGCAGATTGTCAGAACGGCAAGCCAAGCCATATCAATTGACTCCGTAATACGTTTTGAGATTGACAACGGCGAACTTGACTTGCGACGATTCACCAAAACGTTTTTCAAGCGATTCTCGATACACATTGGCCATTGTCAGGCTAGGGGTCGCGCTTTCCTTCACAAGCAACAGTTTGGGGCTTTTGTCAGAATAAAAGGCTACGGCATATTTTGGGGTAACTTGCATGGTAGTTTTCCTTTTCATGTATAGGCCGATTTTAGGGCCATTGGATAGGCGTTGACAAGTTAGGCTAGGCGTTACCGAACGAAATTATAAAGACGTCTTGGCAAGCCGCTTTGAACGTATACTGACAATTTGCCGATATGAAGCGCCGCGAAAGAGTCTTGGAAGTCATACCCATAACGATTCTTAAGCTTGCGAATACGATAGAGTCCTTTGATCCGCCCAATTTGAACGCGACGTCCTTTTGTGCCATCATTGAGTCCGCTTGTTTTGATAAAAGCCATTGTCTTGTTTCCTTCTGTTTTGTTGTTTTGTTAGATCAATTTTCCGTTTACGTCCCAAGCGTAGACAAAACCGTTATCTAACCTGATAAAAAAGCCGTCATTTTCAACGACCCTGTGTCCCATGTAATACCAACCAACTTCCTTGCTTTTCATCATTGTATTTTCTTTCCCTGATTAGAACGGACTCGGAATTGAATCCGCTCAAAAGTAGGAAAGAACAAAACAGGCCAAACAGTTAAGCAAGGCACTCGACCGAGGCTGTCCCCCGATTCCCCCGTTCCCTATATGGGTGGCGTTATGGGATTATCTATGCATCACGATTCGCGGCTTGTCAAGTGCCTTCGGGATCGTCTTGACCGATAGGGCTATCTGTAGGTCCTTCGGGATCGTCTTGACCGATAGGGCTATCTGTAGGTCCTTCGGGATCGTCTTGACCGATAGGGCTATCTGTAGGTCCTTCG